CCTGGAAACTTTTTACTCTATCCGAGCCGACCACCATATACAAGTCTTTGTATTTGCCGTGAAGAGACTTCAGAACCTCAAAGATAGTTTTAGCCTCAGAGGGCTGCACAATCGACCCGAAGGCCTTTGACGCAAAGCGCACTTTATCGGCGTAATTTAAAGGATTTTTTTTCTTATCTTGGTTGTGTGATAAAAATATCATAGGCGAGGCTCTATACTGCTTCGCGACACCAAGGAGCTTATTGACTAGTTTTTCATGTCCAACAGTAGGAGGGTTCATTCTGCCAAAAGAGAAGACCGCGGCCCCACGAGACTGTTCATTTACCTGTTTGCCAATTTGAGGAGAGACATTAATCGTATCAGCTGGTTGGCCTGTCATGGTCCGACCACCCTTTACGCCAGTTACAGGTTTTTTCTTTTTGTTTTTTACATCATTCATTCTGAGTTTTCCTAGGACTTATCAGCTACAATCTCGTGGGGTTGGTCTAGCCCTTACCACTCTGTATTTATACATAATTCATTTTACAGTTGACAACCAGAACAGACAGCGTTATAATAGATTATGTAGTAATGAAGGACTATACAACCTTATAGATTACATCCGAAACTGATTTGTCGACTTTTTTATACCCATAAGGCGAAAGCAATGCTTGCAAATCAGATTCTAGAGTGTTGTTCTCGAGAATGGTGCCGTTGTGTGCTAGTCCTTCTTGCTGCTGCGTATCAAACCAAGAAAGATATCCTAGCTCGCAGGAAATAACGGGCTTGTATTTTTCAATAGTTTCGAGAGCACCTCTGAGGACATTTAGTTCGTAATACTCAACGTCTAGTTGGATGAAACTGCAATCTGGAAGATTTAACGAATCTATCGTAAGCATGGGAATAATAGATTCCGTTTCATTGATAGTATTCATACCCTGATTGCCTGCAAATGGCCTGTTCACACTAATAGGCTTATGCCTGTGTCCCAATGCTGCTTGCATTTTGATAATATTGTCTTTTTGACAGTTCATTGTCAGCGCGAAAAAATTGATAGGGTCTGGTTCAAATGTGTATACGATGTTAAACATCTCAGACAACAGTCGAGGATACATTCCCATACACCCGCCCGCCTGAATACAAACGTTCCAGTCTGTGATGTGTTGCAGATACTTTTCTTTGTGGGAAATTTCCCAGTCGAGAGAAATACCTTCAAACGTTTCCTTATCAGAAGCCTGCCAAACCCAGGGCCCAATGTCATCGACTAACTGCTCACGGCAATGCATCAAATTCACATAATCATTCATCATTATCTCTGCCATCCTTTTTTCACATCCGCCGAGAAATTCGCGCGGCTAAATTCTAACCGATCAACGAGTTTGACCGCTTTGCCCAGATGATCTATCGCAACATATCCTTCTGGGGTGGTAACCTTGAACCCGGTGCTGGTGCTCAGCATAGTTTTCAGCGCAGAAACTGTGTTCAGTTTTTTGATTATGATTTCTTTTGCGTCAACAAACAAATTCATGAGTTCGAATACCTTCACGATATCTGCTTTACTGTGATCTGTGAAATATTTCAGTGCCGCTTTGCGCTTGTCAATCTGAACAGATTTTCCCTTTTCTGTTTTTTTCTGATCGACTTGTTTCTGATAATAGTCGTGGATATAATGCATCAATGAAGTGACATGTGCGGCAGGATTTGAGACCCGCTCGCCCGCTCGCACCTTCGTGTTATTGTAGGTCATAATCTTGAGCTGCAAGTCTTCATTGTTGTAAATATCGTTTAGCACGGGTGCGGGAATAGTTTTCAGAAGTTTTCCCGCTGATGATAGAATGGCAGTAACTTGCTCTGTTTCCGCTTGAGTCATCGTAGCAAGACCTGACTGATCTTTAAAGGTGGCATCGGTGTGCCAAACCCCTCGCGTTTGCTTCAGTTTATCGGAAATACTTTTCCCGAAAGACGCGGACATGGTGTCGAAAGAGTCGCCTGTGTAGGTTGTGTGCCAAACGACGCCGATTTCTGCTGCTGCTATTTTTCTTCCTAGCGCTGACTTAACAGGGACGGCATATACAATCGTGTTTGGCTGGAATGTCAAATAATCTTCCCCGTCTATTGTCTGTTGATTGACGGTGTCTGCAGTGAAAAGAAGGTCGCCCTGCACAACATTCTCGATGCCTAGCTTAGAAAAATGTTTTAAGGCCATCTTGAGTTTTGTAGCTAGGTCACCTGAAGTGTCAGCATTGATATCAGCATCGGTTTTGTAGACCTTGGGATTTTTGTTGAAAATGCCTTTTTTGGCTACGAAAAACTTACCATCGGACGGGTCAGTGCCCGCAATGATAGCAGGGGCACCGTCAAACTTGACTGTAACGTTCACAGCGGCCGCAGCATGTCCTGCGAGCATGTTTCTCAGGTTCTGCAAATAATTGATTGCCGATCTAGCGCCTGAAACGCCCGATAGGAAAACTGCATCCTCGATATGATCCATATGAGTATTGATTTGGCGCTCCTCCGAAATGAAACTCGAAAAAGATAACGCGCGGCGGCGTAAGGCCATTGTTGTCATATGAAGTTACCCTAGGATTGATAGATTGTGCATACTATTATATATCATAAAAAAAGCCCCGAAGGGCTTTACTGTTGGGCTACAAACCACTCGGGTGGAGGCCTTTTGGTGTATTTTTTGATATACATTTTTTCGTGTATGTAATATGATCGATAGCTAGCAACAGGGTCGCCAGCAATGACAAGATGATCTGGCATACAACACGGCATTTCAGTGAAGTCGGTTTGTTTCAAATTGAAAGGTGGCGACTGAAGTTCATATCCCATTTTGATAATAGACGCATGTGATTGAGTTTTTTCGTATCTGTAACGATACTCAGCGTCCAAAGCAAAAAAATGATCTACAAGCCAGTTGTAATTTTCAACAGAATTTCGACACCATATTGCTGACGGGTGATTGATATGCGTTGCGCGATAGAAAATACTATCGCGATTGTCATCAAGAACCCAGTGTTTTTTCTTTTTGTGTTTTATGCCGAACTCGTCTACCCAGCCCGCAGTGATGGTTTCAGTTCCATCAAGCACTCGATGCGCTGTGGACAAGAGCTGCGCGGTTTCAAGAATCATTTTCACAACATGCTTGTCTAGCATCATTTGTGCTGATTCAACAGGATCTTTGGATAGGTAAAATATATTCATGGGATCTTTATTATTTAACGACAAGCCCGAACTTCGGCGTCGGGGTTCTCAATACAGGCTTCCAGATATTTTTCGACTGCGGTCACCAGCTCTTCATAAGTTCCCCAACCATTTTCAGGGTTGAACTTGTGGAAGTGATCAGGGTTACCCAGCAACGTTTCCAGACCAGCGGTCAGAAGCGGAACCAGTTGTTCAGCGGTAGTAACATTGATTTCTTCGGGGCGCCACAGAGCCTCGTAGATACCAGCTTCACGAGCCATCTTGCCCAGATTGTGTGTGATATTCCACTGAAACACTTCAGTGGGTTCCGTAACAGTCAGCATAACGTCTAGCGACATAATATATTCCTTCAATTCATCCTATATTTCAAACTAGCACAATTTCGAATTAATGTCAAGCGGTATTTTCACAGGTTTCTAATTTCAACCTTTCTCTTGCGATACGCACCGACGCCACATCAATATCTATACCATGCGAGGACCTACCTGCCTCACGAGCCGCTTGCAGGGTTGTGCCGCTGCCCATAAAAGGGTCCAATACGGGGCCCGAACCCCCTGCATAAGCAATTGCCCTTGCAGCTAATGCAACAGGGAAAGACGCCGGGTGTGGTAACTCTTTTTTTCTCGTAGGGTAAGGCACATACCAAATGGTGCCCGCGCACCTCAGGTCGGCTCGGCCCTCGGCGCCGAAGCGAGTGATGTTTGATTTGTCGGCGTAAGGCACCCCCACTGCCAATCGGTCAACATCTACCGGTGCTTTAACAACATGCAGGATCAATTCGTGCCCGCTGTTTAGATATTTGGTGCTGTTGATGGGTTTCACATGCCCTCTGGAAACTCCGTCAACCGCCACACTTTTAGCCCACACGATGCTGTTCTGTATAATGAAACGGCTAGCTATAGCGCCTAGTGTTTTATACAGAGCCGTCTGGCCAGATGGGCTGCCGCCTATATTTAGCAAGACGCCACGGCGAGACACACGAGTAGCTTCAGACAGCCAGCGTAGTGTCCATTCGTCATAATCCTCGCGGCGGTCTGAAAAACCAGCGTAGTTGATGCCGATGTTGTAAGGCGGGCTTGTTACACAAACTTCAAAAGTGTTATCGGGAACCTGGCGTAACAATTGTATGCAGTCGCCGAGCTCTACCGTCGTAGTTACAATCACTTTATTTTCCTCGGACTCTAATCATATATTTCAAACTAGCATAGTTTCGAATTAATGTCAAGCAGCATCTGCCAAAAAAAAGCAGCCCGAAGGCTGCTTTTTATAAGCGAGGACGAGAGGAACCCCACCTGCCTTTCGGCGTTCTCGTCAATTCCATTCTGCCGGAGCAACTTGCCGCTAGTGTGCATATAGCACACTTACTCGCTATAGGTTTATATTTATATAAAAATATCACACCCTCTTCATTTTTTTTGTATTTTTTTCAAAAAAAATGCAGGAGTGAACCCTTCAAACCCGCCGCTTTTCTGTCTCGGCGGCGCACTTTCTGTGATAACAAACTTTCCTTGCGCGGGTCCTGAAGCCTTGATTGCATAATTCATGTCGATACATCCTATGTGAAGTTAGAAAATTTGTCTTTGAACTTAGACGACTTACCTTCATCGTTTATTCGGTGTCCAATTTCAGTATGGTCCATCACGGGCCCATCTAGAATATCTCGTTGTGCTTCTTGCTCGGTGTCATACAATCTCATTTTCGCCTTATCGACACCTATGACGAATCTTTTATAATAGTCAGGATCGTTGTATCTGTTCTTTAGCTGCTTGACCATTATCTGACCCAGCGACGCCAACTCCTCGGATGTGATCAATGCAAACATGAAGTCGGCGGTAGCAGGCAAACCAAAACTCTCAGATGTATCCTCGAGACCCACATCTGATGAAGAAAATCCAGACCTGGTTGTTTGTGTTGCCGAGAAGATAGGCACGTTGAATTCTACTGCCAGTCCTCGTAGTTCTTCAGCAATTGCTTTGATGTAAGTATATGAGTTTACGTTCGCGCCCTGCTTGATGCGCGAGGAAGTGCAGATGTTTAGGTAGTCAATGTAAATGATCGAAGGAACGAAGTTCTTCTTGATCTTGAGTTCATTCAAAAGGTGTCTGAAATTCGCCGACCCTGCTGATGCAGTCGGGTATTCCTTGATGATCAGTTTACCTTTGCACTTCTGCTTAACTCTATCCATACGTTTGAAATACATGTCATCGGGCACAGTGGCAAGCTCACCAATAGGAATGTCCAGAAGATTTGCATCAATTCGTTCAGCAACCCTTTCCTCGGCTAGTTCGAGTGTGATGTATAGAACATTTTTGCCATCCATAAGATTGGCAGCAGCACAGTGACACATGAACAAAGATTTACCAACCCCAGTGCCTGCAAGAGCGATATTGAGGGTTTTATTAGGCAACCCGCCGTTGGTAATTTTGTTGAAGTATTCTAGATCAAACGTTGTTCGCTGTTCTTTCTTACGGTAGAACTCAAACCTTTCGACTGCATCATCAATAAAATCGTGACCGACAGAATTGTCAAAGGACACCCCTAGAGCATCAGAGAGAACTTTAGGGATGCTTCCTTTTGACAACCCGCCGCTTTTATCATCAAGAATCTTAATGGATTCCATGATTGCATTGTAGATTGCTTTGTCTTGACAAAACTTTTCAGTTGTGTTAAGCAACCATTCCACGTTGTCATTGTCTCCCTTGTTGGAAACAATGTCACGAATTAGCGCATCACACGCCACGAAGTCATCTGCGCTGATATCAGTTTTATTGTTGAGGTCGACTAGTAGCGAATCTTGCCCAGGAAACGAGTTATAGGAACCCACATAATCACTGATGAGCTGAAAAATGATTTTGTCGGGTCTGTTGTGAAAATACTCGGGCGAAAGGAACGGAATAACCTTCCGACCAAAATCGTCGTTTGCTATGAGGTTAGCAAGGATTACCGACTCGGTGCGCATATATTAGTCCTCTGCAATTGTTTCATAGACCTCATCAACCGTGTCCTCATGTTGCATAATAGGTCCGTGGGAGATTTGATAGCGATCCTTGACCCATTTGTTGAATAGGGGGCACGCCAGAATCGGTGTCCAAAACAGTTTTGTTTCAGTTTCTTTCAGGCGATACTTCTTCTCATCAACTTCTCCTGTTTCCATATCAACCCGCTGATACCACCCGTTCATAGGTTTGATAACGTGACCAGATTCGAGGGCCATATCAATCAAGCCTGAATACCGACCAATACCACCTTCGTATGATACGGTGACGGGAATTTTCGACTTTTCGCGAACATATCTTGACTTCTCAACGTTAATGATAAATGAATACCCCGTCACTTCGGTGCCTGTTTTTTCTTGTTGACGACCGACGATGAAAATGTTATCACTGCCATAATAACTGCCCGTGCCGCCGCCCACGATTGTTTTCGGAAACAGCGCCAGTTCCTGATACGTGTGGTTGATCACGATCATAGGAATATTTTTGATAACAAGTTGCGGTGTAACAATACGAAACAGCGACTTAAGGGCTTTCGCGCGTGACATATCAGCAACTGACTTCTCGTTCAGTGCATCCTCAGTTTCCTTTTTGGATGCTAGGTTACCGATTGAGTCGATCACAATGACAACATGATCTTTGCGGTCCAATTCCTTCAGTTGGTTTGTAACATCGAACTTCAGTTGCTCAACATCAGTCACCGGCGTATGTAGGACGCGCTTTTTATCAATGCCAAAAGAGTCGAAGTATGACTGCGGCGTGCCGAACTCGGAATCATAATATAGCAGAACCGAGTCGGGATATTGATCCATATACGCCTTTGCCATCAGCAGCGAAAACGCAGTTTTGAAGTGTTTAGAGGGACCCGCCCACATTGTAAGCCCTGGGGTAAACCCACCAGTCAGCGACCCACTGAGCGCAACATTCATCACAGGAATGGCGGTCGTAATCATGTCCTTCTCTGCGAAGAACTTTGAGTCCTCGAGAATGTCAGACATTTTGATGGTTGTGTTTTTTTGCAACTTAGCGATTAAAGACATGTAGATCCCTTTTTATGTGTGATTTTTCAGTATATGATGAGCTAGTGCATTTGTCAACTAGAATTCTTAATCGCATTCAATTTAACGATAAATTCAGAAATCTTGGTTGCTCGGTTGGGCCACTTGATGTATTCGTTTTTGTCTGCATCTTTAGCTAGATTATTGAGCAGCGGAAGAATGAGGTCATACATTTTATCGATTTTTGACTTCGCAGCACTCGTCGCCTGTTGGTATGTTTGTTTTGCTACAGCCGACTCTCGAGATTTTAAATCATCTTCACTTAGCGTAGTGAATCCAAAATCCCAGTCGTCAATTTCAACGTTTGTTTTTTCCAAGTCGTCCTCCTATGAAAAGAAATCATCAAGTGTTGCCCGCTTTTCCATATTCCACCTAATCGCAGTTGTGATACTTCTCAATGGCGCAAGGAACGTTTTTTCGAATTGCATATCCCTATCAATATACAAATTCAAGCCGAGTTCCGTGGGAAGCCGACCGGGAAAGGCAATAACATCAACTTGGTGTGGGTTGGGTTTCTTGAGGTAGCAGAATTTGATCTTCTCCCCAGAAACCAGCGGTTGATATTTATTGTCTAGTTTCATCTTTTTCAGCAGATGATTGTAAATTAATGCGCCCTTCACGTGGATCGGCGTTGCCTTTTTCCAAATGGTAGCAGCATCACGCCACTTTCCTAAGCCGTTAACGCCTCGTGGGAAAGAAACATCCTCACAGGGGAAATTGCTAAATTCAGTCCTAAACTTCGAAACGTATTGCTGCAGGTCGACTTCAGTTTTGTTCATAATAATTTCGAGCGCGCTAATAATGGCCTTGCGACACACCATTGGGGTGGATGTGCGAATTGCCTCGATGCCCTTCATTTTCAGTTTCGGCGGGTCGTATGACACACCCTCTTCGTTATACACGTTGAGGATATACATTTTCTTGGCTTTCCAAATTCCTTTGTTTGCGATAGATTCGCGCTTCATAACCATTTTCTGAGCATACG